TCCGAACACGTCCTGGTTGTAGATCAGTCGGACGTAGATGTAGCAGGTGTTGGTGCCCTTGTCACTCGACGTCCACGCGCCGCCGGAGTCGGCGACGAGGTCCGCGTCGGCGACCTGGCCCGGCGCACCGAGGTGCTTGCGGATCTTCACGAACGAATTGATGTTCGTGCCGTAGTAGGTGACGGTGTACAGGGTACTGGCCGCGAGCCCGCTGATCGTGTTCGTGCCGACGGTGTGCGTGTACCCGACTGGGATCGAGGGGTTATCGAGCGGGTTTCCACTATTGATGCCGTTCGAAACCGACGGAGCCTCGGCAGTGTTGCGGACCAACGTGATCACGCCCGAACCGTTGGACGTGTAGTCCTCGATGAAGAGTTCTTTGCGCGTGAGGGAGAACGGCCCGGTCTCCACCGCGCCGGTGACGGGGTTCTCCGGGTCCAGCTCGATCTCGTTGAAGTAGATCGCTTCGATCGCGTCGCACTCGTGGCGGGCGAGCGGGATCACCAGGTGTAGGATGTCGTTCCAGCCGGGAGACGAGCTGGTGGTGTGGGCGAACACCACCGGGCCGCTGAGCTTCGACAGGCCGAGCGCCCACGGAGACGGCGACGAGGCCGTCCGGATCATGATGTGCCGGTCGCGGAGGGTGTCGTTGTACGCGTTGATCGCGCGCCGCTCGGCCTTGCGCTGCTGAGCGTTGCCGTACGCGATCGACGCCGCCACCAGGGCCGTGTAGGCCAGGGCGGTGGCGTTCATGATCAGGAACGCGCCCGTGGTGCCGCCGATGGCGGTGCCTAGCCACGCGAAGAATGCGGTGAACGGCTCAACCATGGACTCGACCCACCGGCCACACGACGTCGGCGTGGTGCGTGTGCACCCTCACGAGTCCGCCCGCTCTGGAAGGCGCCACGAGGCAGTCACCGAGGTGCATGGCGAGGAAGTCCATCTCGCCGAGCTGCACGAGGGCCAGGTCGCCGCGCTTGGCCATCAGAGGGTTCTCGAGCGGTTGGCCCATCACTGAGCACACCGCACCGTGGAGCGACCCGTACTGCTCGATCACCTGCTCGGCGGAGGCCTCGTCGGTCCACACGTCGAGCACCTTGGCGAGCGGGTCCTCGTCGGTGATGAACGCGATGCACCGCCCGCAGAACATGACGCAGTCGTTCGCGCCCCACTTGAACTCGTGGTTGGCCGGATCCTGCACGAATTCGTACAGGAGAGATTCCCAGTTTTGCAGTCTCATTTCTTGAAGAAGGCCGCGCTCGGCCACACGAGAGTCTTGTTGGCGATGTCGGCCATGCGGCTGTAGAACGTATCGGTCGGGTCCACGAGCTGCTGGGCGGCGTGCGAGAAGTCCACCGGGTGGGGCGACTGCCAGAAGACCATCCGGTGCTCGGCGGTCACGCGGATCACCGCGGAGTCCTTGCCGTCCTCGATCGTCATCGTGTCCAGTTGCCCGGTCCACACGTTGTCGTCGACGCTCACGACCGTGCCGTTTAGAGTGGCGTTGCGCACGATGATCGGGCGGCCCCGCACGTTCTCCGAGAGGGCCGCGCTGATCAACGCCGTCGGAACCGCGCTCAGCTCGAACGAGAGTCCGGCCATCTCCGCGCCGGACTCCTTGATCGCCTCGATCCGTCCGAGGCCCCGGTCCGGTAGCCAAGTGAACCCGTTCCAGTCGACGGAGTGGTTGAGCGCGGCGATCCGCAGGATACCGCTCGCCAGCTGCATCTCGATCAGCGGAAAATCGGTGACGACCTGCGAGGTGAGGTTGGTCAGTGCTGTCGCGTTTACGCCACGGTCAGGCATCAGAAGATCTCCCCAAGTCTGAAAGTAGGTCCGCTCTGTGCGTACCCCTCCTGGCGGATCGACTCGAAGTTGGACGACTCGAGGATGTAGTTGCTCGTCGGTCCGTCCAGTGTGACCGGCTGGCCGCTCGATACCTGCGCGCGCATCCTGTGGCGGAACTCGATGGCCATGTTGCCGCCGGCGTCGGACGTGGCGTCCGTCACGTTCATGACCAGTTGGGTGCCCAGTTTGAGCCAGTCGCCGCGCAGCAGAGTTTTCGTGTTGCCGCAACCCGCGAGGTTGCAGGTAGTGGCGAACTGTGCGATCACGCCGTTGTTGGTGACCCCGGACAGGTTGATCGTGCCGCGCGGTTTTGGCCGGAGAAAGTCGTAGATGGTCGTCCAGTGTTCTCGACCGTCGAGGCGGGTGATGAAGGCCTCGACCACCGCCAACTCCTCCGGCGTGCAGTCGCCGAGGGTGATGTCCCAACCCCACTTGGCGCCGGGTCGGGTCGCGACCTGCACGTAGCCTGAGAGAAAGCTCTCGGTCACGATTTGGTTGCCGTTGATCAGGAGGTTCTGTTTGCTCGGGATGAAGACGCCGGTGGTTTCGTAGGCGTAGATCGTCATCAGCCGCTCCTTCGGCGGTTGCGGGCGTTGAGGATTTCGCTGATCGTGGCATTCTTCGTCATGACCATCGCCGCGGCCACTTCGGACCTGGTCACTCCGCTGCCGACGTAGAGAGTTTGGTGAATGGTAATGTGGTCGCCGCCCGACTTGCCCTTGATGGTGACGGGGATCGTGCGCCCGTCAGGGAGCGGCACGTTGGCTTCGGGCATGCGGCCCTCGCCCCACACCGAGACCTGCGGCGTGTCGGCGATTCCGCCGCCGGCGTACTCCTTGATCGGCAGTGGGCCCTGGCTGGTCATGATGCCGCCGCCGGAGAACCCCCACAGAGCGCCGGTCAGGTAACTGGCCAGGCCGGTGGCCGCCGAACCGATGTACTTGTTCCAGACGACCTTGGCGAGCTCCATCTGGATGAGGTTGACGAAGTCCGTCAGTGTGATCTTGCCGGTGGTGATGAACTTCTCCCACATCGACTGCATACCCTGCATGAACGAACCGAACGTCTCCTTCACTCGAGAAGCCCGATCTTCGAAGTAATCGAAGAAGTTCTGGTTGGCTTGAGTCAAACCAGTGATCGCCGACGTCTGTTCGGAGTACAGCTGGTTCAGCTCCTGGGCGCGCTTGATCCGGTCGGCGTCGATCTGTGCATTCAGGATGCCGAGTTCGTACGGGTTGTTGGCCTTCAGGCGGGCGCGGTCTGCCTCGCGGTCGAAGTCCTCCAGACCTGAGTTGACGAACCGCTGACGGGCACTCGCCGTGAGCAGGTAGCGCTCGCGCTCCACCTGCTCGGTATATTCTTGCGTCTTGAGGTGGAGGTCCTCCTTCACCTTCAGGAACGCCACGGCCGAGTCGATGTTCTTGTTCATCGCAGCGTTGGACGCCTCTTGGGCGTCTTTCTCCTGCTTGGCGTACGCGATGAAGAGGGGTTGGCGGCTGAGGAGCTTGTCCTGAGCCTTGTCGAGCTCGTCGGCGGTGATCACGCCGCGCTCCTGCAGGCGGATGAGCGAGTTCCAATCTTTCAGGAAGTCACCACGGTATCCCATGCTCTCCAACAGGGTGGTCTCGTCCTGTCGGGCCTGAGTCTTGTCGACCTTGCCCTTGCCGTTGAGCACGTCCTCCAGAGTGGTCGTGCTCTTTTCGGGGATGAGGTACCCGGTGCGGGCGTACATCTTGATCGCCGACTGGCGCTCGGCGTCGTTCTTGAATCGCTTGTCCTGGAGCGTGCTCAGCAGGACGTTGACCGTCTCCATGTTGGCCCGGTCCGACTGCACCAGTTGGGACACGTCGACGGAGTTGAGGTTGTACAGCTGCAGCAGTGGCTTGATGTACTGCGTGACGATGAACTCACGCTGCTTGGTCGCCTCGATCTCTGCCTTGCGGGCGGCGTCGTCCAATTGCGCCCGGACCGCAACCTCGTCCGGGCTCGAACTGAGCTTGTTGCCGAGGTAGCTGCCGCCCGCGGCGCCGCCGACCGCGCCGATTCCGAGCCCGACCAGAGCGCCCGCCGCGGTGCCGACGCCGGGGATCACCGATCCGATGGCTCCGCCGGCCGCGAACCCCTTGGCGCCGCCGACGAGCGCGCCGACGATGGTGCCGACGATCCCGGCATTGTTGATGATCCACGTGAAAGCCGACACCAGGCCGGTCACCGCGGTGGTAATGAACTCCACGCCGCGGCGGAACGTGTCGAAGCCGTTGCGGATGTCGTCCTTGGTCAGAGCCTTGACGAAATCGGCGATCTTGGTGGCGATGTATTCGATGGTTCCCGCGAACTGGGACATCGCGTACGGGTCGCTCAGCTTCTCGCGCAGGGCGTCGAAGACGTTGATGATCGCCTGGCCGGCGCCGGAGTCGAGGATGGACTTGACGAAGTCCACCCACACGTTGGTCAGCCGGTTGACCGCCGCCGAGATGCTACCCGAAGCGATCGCCGCCGGGTCGGCGAAGGTGCGGATGAGCTCCGGGCCGAACGCCGCCAAGAACTTGGCCGAATCCACCACGCCCTTGCGGATGGCCGCCTCGAGCTCGCCGGCGGTGGTGTTCAGCGCGCGGGCCGCGATCTGTAGGGCTCCCGGCAGTTTCTCGCCGAGTTGCCGGCGGAGCTCCTCCATCGACACCACGCCCTTGGACGCGATCTGTGTGACCGCGTAGAACATCAGCTGGGTGTCCTGGTTCGACGCGTGGAGGGTGCGCGCCGCCATCGAGATGCCGAGGAAGAGCGTGCGCGCCGTCTCCAGACGGTTGTTGCCCTCGGGCAGTGCCGCCACGAGCTTCGCGTAGTTGCTCGTGAGCGCGTCGAACTGCAGACCCAGCTGGTCCGCGGTCTTTCGCAGAAATTCGAATTCCTGCCGGGCCTTCGTGGAGCTGCCGGCCGTGACCGACATGATGGCGTTGAAGCCCTGCAGCTTGTCGGCCTCCTTCAGGATGGAGTTGAAGACCAGTTCGATGCCGCCGGCGAAGCGGGTCATCCACGAGAACGTGGTACTGATCATGCTCTGCAGGCGGTTGAACGCCCCGGTCATCCCGCCGCCGATCGACTGTGTCAGCCGGTCGGACGTGGCGGTGTTCCGCTGCATCTCACGGTCGAGAGCCGCGAGTCCGTTTCTGGAACCGAGGATCGAGCGCGTCAGTGCATCGAACGCCCCTACTGCGGGGGCGGTGTTTGCGCCGACATTGATGGCTGTTGCCACTGCTACTCTTTCTGCTCGCGATCGAGCTCTTCCATCACGGCCACGAGCTGTTCAAACATCTGCATGTCCATCGCCGGCGGACCGAACAGTCTGCAGTAGGCGACGATCTCGGACAACTGAATTGGATTCTTCTCCATCCCCCAAGTGCGGTGTCTGTCGAGAATCATGTAGGCGTGCACGAACTCTTCGAGCACCGGATCCAGTGTAGGCTTGTCTTGGAGGGCCTGGGCGAGAACACCAGTGTTCTCGTACAGTCCCCAGAGTCCCTCCTCAGCCTTACCCCACTGGCGGTACCACGACCGCCACGCCTTCAGTCGTTTCCCGCGGCCTCGATCTCCTCTTGCCTGAAGTTGGCGATGCTGACGGCGAAGTCGCTCACGAAATCACGGAATTCCGGGTCCTTCGTCAGGGCCACGTAGCCCTTCTCCGCCGAGTACGGCACCTTCTCGCCGCTCTTGTCGGTCACGTTCTCCCAGTCCAGTAGGATGCCCTCGGACATCGCCCGACAAAACATGTCCTTGCCGAGCGCGGGGTCCAGCTCGCCGCGCTCGATCTTGCGGCGGTGCGGCTGCTGGAGCCGTGCGAGCGTTCGCTGAAACTTCATGTTGGACACGTGTGCGATCTTGAACCTGGACTGTCGGTACTGGGTCCAGGTTCCGCCGTCGATGGACGGCACGTCAGCGTCGAATTGGAACATTGAATGCTCTCTTTCTAGTCCTTATCAGGACGTCTTGGTGATGCGAAGGACTCGACCGGTGACCGTGTCCTTCAACGCACGGAACGACGCGTTGAACATGACGTCCGTGTTGATGCCGCCGCCCGCGACCTCGCCGGTCTCGAACTTGCAGCGGGGGAAGGTGAAGGTGTACTTGTTGCTAACCGCGTCCTGCAGCTCGAAGCTGAAGCTGAACTCCGTGTTCTTGGTGAACTTGGAATAGTTCGACCCCTCGTTGAAGTAGAATTGGAGGTCGCCGGTCACCTGGAACTTGCCGACCTTCATGTCGCGGGGCTTCGGCTGGCCCACACAGCGGATGGCGCGGATGTTGTTCTTGATCCGCAGCTTCATCGACATCACGCAGCCGGTGTACGGCACGCCGTCGATGCTGATGTTCTGCAAATTCGCCACCGCGGACATCGGCGTGGTGGTCGAGACGGCCGGGAAGGTCGCGCCGCCGATCTGTGCTTCGAACACCGTGGCGCCGAACGCCAGGAAGCTGAGCGCGCCGGTGACGATCTTGCCCACGTCCATGTTGAGGTCCATGCCGTCCACGGCCACGCCGTTGAAGTCGTGGAACTGGGTCGGCGCCATGCCACCGAACTCCTTCTGGATCATGAAGGTCGAGAGAGTCGTGCCGTTGTCCAGGTTCAGGCCGGAGTAGGCGCCGCACATCACGGCTTCGAGGAAGTCGTCGAACGACGCGTACGACAGTTCGAAGTTGGCGCCGCCCGAGCCCTGCACCGACACGGGGATGGTATCGGTCTCGGCGCGGTCCGGCGTGACCTCCGTGGACTGGGTGGTCTCGATGTTGTGGACGAGCGACTCGGTGATGTAGCGCAACTGCTTGAGAGCTGTGGATCCCGAGTTGGTGCCGCCGGCCAGAGTGGCTCCGCCCCACGACAAGTTGACCGAACCATCCGTCGTGGCGTACGCGTTGCCGGCGGTGCCGCCGCGCTTCGAGCGCACGACCACAGTGGTGGCTGAGGCGCTCGTCGCCTCGACGGTGCCGTGCTCCGGCGTCGCCTTGCCATAGTCCGTGTCGGGCACGCCGCCCGCGCGGTTGATGGCGTTGTACAGGTTCAGGAGTGTCGCCTGCAAGGACGCGCCGATCTTGACCTCGTACGCCGCCGGTGTGAGCGCGGTCTTGAAGGTGTACGTGACGCCGTTGATGGTGACGGTGTCACTGTTGGCCGGTTGGCCCGAACCGGTGAGCGTGCCGGTGGCCTTCGCGCCGCTGTCCGGCGTGACGCCCATCGTCACTTCTTTGATGTATCGAACAACCAGTAGGTCGGCTGATGCCATGTCAGAACTCCACGTTGAAGTAGAAGGGGCAGCTGTAATGGTCGACCATCCAGCCGTTGGACTCGTTGGCCCCCTTGACCAGTTCGGGTACCATGAATTGCACCACCGGTGCCGTGAGAGGCGGCGTCGCCACCAGAATCTTCTTGACGAAGAACGGTGCCAACTGGTCTGCCAATGTCAGCGACTCGACTTTGCCCGTACCGGGTCTGGTCTTGATGTCAAGCAGGAGTATCCCGACGACTCGGTAGCAGTTCTCCACGGCCCGCTGGAATGAGTCACCGAACCGGACCGTCATCTGCACGTACTTCGTGTAGAGGGTGGGGTTGAACTCCGCGTTCTCATAGGCGAGCTGGATGTTCAGTGACGCGAAGGTGTCCTTCGCGTACTGCTCGACGAGCGTCTGGACGTTGTTGTACTTCATCGCAGGTTCGCCCCGGCGACGGCCAGCCGCAGC